CAGGATCTCCATCGGGTAATCCGCAGCCGGGGTCGGCACGAAGATCCAGTGCTTGTAATCGTAATCGGCGTAAAACAGCGGCTGACCGGTCGTTGTCTCATTCGGCCAGTAGCTACGGACGTATTCGTAAGAGCGCGGGAAGACCGGCGTGTGGACGTTGTTGTTCGTCCCGGTGCCGAAGTTGATGCTGATGGTGTCGCGCCAGCGATCCGGCTTTGGATAGACCGCTACCCCAGATTGCATGGTGGTATTGACCACCGTTTGGAAACCCTGAATCTTCAGTTCACGCGCAATCCGGCGCTCGGCGAGGGTGATCAGCCGGGGGATCTGCTCATAAACAATAGGGTCCGTCGCACCACCTCTTTCAAGGTAGTTCCGGATGTCCACTTGCAAACTGGTAAATGTCATCGACGCAGGCATACACCTCTCCTTAGTCCCGCGTCTTACCAGTCGGGCAAGACTATTTGGGCACGATTATACCCTAATTAAGACAAATATAGCCTCTGCTCATCCTGACGGCGCTTGACAAGACCGGGAAGCACCCGACCCCCTGCCTTGGTCCATTTCATGAACTCTTCCGCCGCCTTGTCAAACTCACCTCGGTTGGTCTTCATCCGAAGGGAAGAGCGTTGGAGATTGCCGAGGCCCACGTTGAAGGCAAAAGATACGAGAGCATCAAAGACTCCCTGACGGCCAGCAGCAGCAGGGCAAAGTCGAACCACACCACGCTCAAACCGGCCAAGGTCTTGAGCAAGTATCCGGTCCACCTCGTCCATCGTGAGAGCCCGGTCCCAGCCCTCGGGTATCGGTAGATTCCGACGCTCCTCATACTTCACCGCCAAGTGAGCAGGATCTATTACGTGACCCACCCCCACGCTCCAGATTAACGCCGGACATTGGTACGGGCGGGTTCTGCAACCCTCATGGTGTTTTACCATTTCAATACAGCGAGGGCTTACTTTCATGCCTACACCTATTGAAATGGTATCGCCGCATGTTGCCGCCACCACCAGACAATCCGCATTTTGGGCAAGTAACAATCTTACGTTTACCCTTACAAGCTTTACTCAACTTGTTTCTAAACTCAGGATCAGCAAGACGTTTTGCTGCGCCGCTACGATAATTTTCAAGATTAGTACGCTTAATACCTTTTGCCTTACCGTACCGACGTTTTCGCTCCTCTGAATCTAGGTCGCTTAAAATTGATTTCATGTGCCATCCCTGTTGCTTTGAGGGATGACTATCTCCGGCAGGCATACCTATTGCTGAACTCTTACTGTTGTACACGCCGTCTGGGAATACAAAGTCCAGCAACTCTTGTTCTACCGAACGGACTTCATTCAGGTCTTTTGCCTCGTAAACAACTTTTACATTAAAAGAGGCTTCTCCGTACTTGTCCCATGCGCGTTGAAGGTGATCGCAAAAATGATTACCACGCTTCAAGCTTCTGAAATGAGTTTTAATACGCACATCAAGATCAACGGAACTGCCTACATAAGCAGCGCCGTTTACTTTGTTTTGGATTGCGTATACAGCAATCATTTCTTACTAAATGCCTGAGTTCCAAACCAAAACGAAATTATACTGCTTAAAATCAGCATCTCGTCATCCGAGAACACTTCAGCCATCGCTTGAGCAAACGGCACACCCGTGTTGTAGGCATACCACACACCAGCGATATTGATGGCAACCAGCTCCAGCACAAAGATATAGGTCACGACTGGACGAACCGAAGCCCGTAGATTGATCATCCACTGCGATGCGCCTTTGCCGATTTCCATGTCGTGCTGATACAGGGCTACGCGCTCCTCGGCTGCGGACTGCACCTGAACTTGCTCCAGCTTGATCTCTTCAACCCGAGCCTGAGCGATGAAGCCTCGTTCAGCCAGAGCTAATTCACGCTCCTTCTGAGCAGCAACAAGGGCGAGTTCATGCTTCTTATCCTGCCGGTCTTGGAAGATCTCAAGGATCTTAGGCAGTCCACCTGCGAGGAAAGACAGGAACGTGCTAACCATCGTCATCATTTGTTGCGCTCCTCTATCAACTTGACCCGTACTTGTAGGTCGTGGATGTCTTCCATAATGTCGTCTTTAAGTTCCTGACGACGAGCGGCGCTTAGTGGGCTATCAGTAGGTACACCGTCCTCGGTAATCAGGATTGGGATCTTAGACTCAATGGCAATCAGACGATTGTTGAACGATGCGATCTCTGCCAGCAGCCAACCTACAGCGGCCAGAAGCACCGGGAACAGCATGTCCACAATCTTCTGCATGTTCATTTGTCTACCTTCTCATCCAGCTTATCGAAGATCTTGCCGAGCATATTTTTAATGTCGTCAATGTCTCGCTGATACGTTGTTTGAGTCACATACGTCAACGGCATATTGCGAACGTCTTTGTCCAAACGCTCAATGCTGCGGGTGATCTGATTAAGCGACCATCCGCCAAAGAACGCGGCTACACCGACAACGATGTTAAACAAGACCTGCATTTCCATCGTCACGGCTCCGAATTGCTAATAACCAAGCTGAATGCTGCAACGCTGATCGGATCTGAACCCGCAGCCAGAGTAATCGGCTCCGAGAATCCGCCGTCAACAACGAGGCTAATAGAGTCGGACGGAGTGGTTACTAAGATGGGTTCAAGCACAATTACTTCCGGCGCAGTCTGCGCGTACTCGCACTCCACCCACGCCATCTGGCTATGGTTCCAGTTCCATTGGTAGCCGGGGCGATCCTCGGGCTTGGGATCACGCACGACCCACTCGCCGTTCAGCCACGCAACTTGTTTATCCTCCGGTGCCTCGGGCTTGGCCGGAACTTCGTACCAACCCTTGTTGTTGTCGATGACTTCGACCGGGTAATGGCCTTTAAAACTATAAAGAGTCATGTGTCACCTTACAGGGTCAGGAACGCCGTAGTCGGCGGGGTGAAGTTACTGGTGTAACGGGCGATGCCTTTGGTAATGCGAAAATCTTGGATATAACCGCTCCACAAAAATGAAGTGCTGAAGTACCCGCCGACGCAAATGTTTTTGCCGGTGTAGTTTCTGGTGTCTGAATTAGTACCGAACCCACTATCAGCGATTCCATTGACATATAACTTTATGTTTCCGCTGTATTTAACTAGAGCAAAATGCGTCCATGTGTTTGAAGAAATAGCGGTTGTTCCGGCTTTGAACGTATCGTTGTAATACACACCAAGAACTGATGAACTGCAATAAACCGCGACATTGTTAGTGTTGCCGCCTTCCAAGCCGCCAGCAGTTGATGAAATTTGAAACAGCCCACGATTGTTTGCGGGAACTCCAGTATAAAACCATCCTTCAACCGTAAAATCGCCGGTTCCAAATACAAGGTCATTGTTTGCCGCTGCGGGGAGACGATCATCCGTCCCATCAAAATACATTGACGACCCGCCGAACTTGCTCTGCGTCGTGCTGATCTGCGCGTTGCCCACCGTCTCAAGGTCGTTCTTGGACGTAGCGTCAAGGATGCCTGCGTTGGTGAAGTTGAGCAGCATATTGGTGCCGCTAATAGCCGTTGCAGGAGAAGTGGGCGGCGTTGCGCTTTCAGCCGAGCCAGCAACCATACGGAAGTCAGCCATATAACCTATATACGGCCAAGTCGTTCCAGACTGAATGCCAATGTAAACAACTTTTGTTGCAGAGCCAACTGTGCCGGTAAGCGTATAAGACCTAAACGACGTACCGTTAACGTAGCCGGTCAACGTGCTTCCAGTACGGCTAATAGACAAAAATTGCCATTGGTTTAATTTGATTACGCCAGCAGCACTAAATGTGCTATCGGTGGTCGTCAAGAATCGGATGGCACCAGTATTGTCATATTGAATCAGCCATTCATTCGCTGCACCAGCACCCGCCCACGATCCCGCTAAGACATAAAAAGATGCCGCAAACGATGTGGGGTAAATCCACATTGAAATAGTGAAGTCGCCAGTTGGCGCGAACTGCCCGGTTGATGGGCCGTTGAGGTAATCCCCGCTCCCATCAAAATACCCACTACCGCCATTCGTCGCTGCACTCCACGCTGCCGTGGGGTTGAACGGGCTGAAGGCTTGAACAGACACATCACCGTTGCGTGTGATGGCAAAGGCGTTGCTGCTATTGTCTACAAAGCGGTTGCTCTGACAGGTCAGCAGGGATGTTCCGGAGATAGCCGTAAGCGGCGTGGTTGGCACCGTGAAAGTGGCCGTATACACAGCCGTGCCTTTAACAACGCGAAGATTTGAGATATAACCATTTAAGGTATATCCCGAAAGGTTTATTCCACCGATTGCTGGAGTCGTCGTTACAGTCCAGTTTGAACTGTCGGTTCCTGTTGCAACAGCAGTTCCATTTACA